ACGCCGCGCCGAAATGCGCCGATACTATCTTGCATCGCGCTGGCAATGGCCGTGACTTCGTCCTTATACATTGCAAGCCTTCAAAAACCGTTCACCGTCAAAGCGCGGGTTCACGCCGCGAAGACGTTCGGCAAATTGCCACGCGATATAGCGGCGTGCGTCTTCTTGCTGTTGCTGAGGAACGTTGCGGATAATTTCCGCGATCATTTCGAAATCTTTGCGCGTCATTAAAATCTCCCCATAGAATATCCGATAATCAGAACGCCAATCGTATAAGCGCCGGTCATTAGGATCAGTGTCAACTCGTACGTCATTTGTCGCTCATGTCGAAGGTAAGACCCGCCGCATCATAGAAGTGAGCACGATCAAAGCGTGAATTCTCGTGCTCTAATGCGTCCGCAATCAATTCGCAAAAGAACGGATGCTCTGTACTATGTTTGAGCTTTTCCAAAGCACGGGCGATCACACCATAATCTTTGCGCGTCATTTGTTGCTCCTCATATAGCGTCTGCGATATTCCTGTAATCGGTTGAAATCCATGCCGACATTGCCGCCAGGAAAATCTTTTGCTCCTCTGGCGTCAGTTCCAGGTGGGCGATCAATCCCGCCGTGTTGCGTTCTAGATCGGTGGCGTCGCAAACAAATGCGCCGTGGCGGTAAGCGCCATCCTTCGATCTAAAATCGCACATAACGAAGCCATCACTCGTGATGCTCGCCTTGCCGATGAAATGCGGCGCGGGAATTTTCCGGCCAAGAACGCAGGCGACAATCGCGCCTAATTGTGATCCGCGCGTTGCCGCTAAAGCACGTTGTTTCCATGTCTTCGCCATTTGATCCTCTTAATTCATTACAACATGTATCGGGTGTTGGGGATACTCTTTTGCGCAATAGCGCCGCAACTGTTTTTCAGTGTCGCGTTCAAGAGGATAGGCTACTCCTCCGATAATCTCAGACAACATAAATTCTTTCCCGGTTTCTCTGTCAGTTCCATAGGCGCGCCACAGCATTCCGTAACCGCCAAACAATGGCGAACAATACTTTATGCGAATAGGACGCTTCGCCATTTGATCCTCCAAGCTTGCCGCTATCCCGCTTTGCCCCAATTCCAGGCCGCTGCGGGATAGAAGGAAGCTTAGGCGGTGGGGCCGGCCTTGGCTTCGACGGGAGCAAGTGGGGGTTCTTGCTCCCACCCTTCAACAGTGGGCGCATTGGTAAGATAGAACCTTGACGGCGCGAAGGAATAGGCGACCGCTTCTTGCTTGAATTCGCGCGCGTAGTCGCGGGCAATGGTCGCAATTTGGCGTTTGAACGCCGCATCAGTCGGCCCATAGATCACGACGATATTGACGGGTTCTTGCTGGTCGCGCCAGAAGCCAACGCCGCTGAGAATAGTGAACCCAGCAAATCCCGCGAACTTGCGTTTCACGAAATCCAGAAAAGCAGTCTCGCTAATCCACACCCGTGGCATGGCCGGGTGATCGGCTGGCTGTAAGCGCGCAAGAAACAATTCGGCACGAAGACTAAGTGACATGGGAACCTCCTGGTTTCAGTTCGGAATGTGCTTCGAAAGTCGTGCTATGATAAGCCACCGTTCTCGACAGGACATTCCCCACATAGTATTCCAATATAGACCGCGCAACTTACATGTAAAAAGATTTTCAACTATCCAACTCGGTATGAGAAACTCTCGCCAGTATTTTTTGGCAAGCGTGACCGTCAACACTACGCCATTGGGATATTTCCGCTTTGGAAATAGGTGGCGAAACCGTCGCACCATTGGCCGACATGCGCCGTGTTCCTGCAACAACTCAGCCGTGATGCGCATCATGTGCTCCTATATAGGTTTCGATGAATTGCTTCTGGTCCAAGGGGAATTCTCCATGAGCTTCGAAGTACTGAGCTTGTCCGATCACTTCAGCACGAATTAGCGCGATCACGCTAGATGGAATTTGCGGATAGCGTAAACGCGCATCGCGTATTTGAAGCTCACAAGCCGCGATCTCATCGGCCAAGGTGAACCCGAGATTGCCAGCAATGTGCATTGCATCATGCCAAGCGCGAAAGGCGTGGTTCACTCGCGCGTCACGATAGATAGTCGCGTCGCTCGCGCCTTCCCAGATCAGCAAGGAGCCATCACCAGCAATGGCGATATGTTCGGAACGATTGCCGGCACTGAGAATAGGAACCCGCGCCCTAGCTTCGTGCCGTGGCGCGAGTTCAAGAATGAGCGATTGCAAGTTCACGTGTTGCCTTTGTCCGAATAAGCATTAGGGAGAATAGGATGCAATCGCGCAAAGGCATCGCGCGCTGCTCCATGAGAATTCTTTCTTATAAAAACACGTAGAAAAGCAATATCCGATTGACGTTGTCTCTCGTTTGCCGCAACTGAGGCAAGGTGCGCGCGTTGCTCCTCTGGCGTTCTGTCGAGCATGTCAGTCTCCTACGTGTTTCATGATCTGTACCAATGCGAAGCTTGCAGGAATTGAGACTGCAAGCCACAAGCCAACAATCGTCAATATGGTGTGCATTGGCTTCACTCTTGCCACGTGGCAGCAACTAACCAAGCCGCGGCTTCTCTGGCACGGCGCGTTTTGATTTCAGCGCGAGCTTGCGCGATGGTACGCTTTGGCAATAAGAGATATGAGCTAATCATTGGTTCCCACCTTTCTTGTGCTACCTAAGTAGCACCGATTGCGCTTGGCGAGCGGGAGCGATAGCTATCGCGGTAGCTACCGCTATCGCCCTTTGCGCCTAAGCGAAGTGCTTACTTAGCACAAACTAGGACAAGATGTCAACAGCATATCTTGGCCTAATATATTAAATATTTGTAATGATAGTGTAATACTTATGAGGTTTCGGCCAAACCCCAGCGCACTCGCCGAATTAGTGCCGGCGTGAAATATTGTTGCGGTAGTGTACTAGCCCGTACGTTTTTGAAATATTGTTGCGCGATGTACCGGGTGGGCGGTGGGGTGGGGCCGCCGACCGGCTCGCGCACGTAGGGTGCGGCCGAACTGGCTTTTTCGCGGAACCTTCATGATATATTAATTAATAAATAGTAAAGACCACCCTCAAGAGTTCGCGGCGTCTTCCAAAATTTGGAAACACTTTATTAATCTCTAACCATTATTTTATAATACCATGAGCAATAAAATTTCAAAAACCCTGGACGCCGCGGACGAAGGCCCCGCTATGGCAGCTTTGACGCCACTGCAACGAGGCTTCGTCAAAGCCCTCGTGATCTTCGGCGGGAACGAAACTGACGCTGCTCGGGCTGCGGGCTACGGAGGCGATCATCCGCAATCAGTGAGGAACGCGGCATGGAAGCTTGCGCATGACCCCAGAGTGAAACTAGCGATCCGAGAGTATGCCGACGCGCGCATCTCGGCAGCGGTCCCTCTCGCGGCCGAAGCGATGGTAAACATTCTTCTGAACCCCGCGCACAAGGATCACTTCAGGGCTATAGAGCGCACGCTGAACCAAGCGGGAATGCAGATCACGACGAAGCACGAAGTCGAAGTCACTGACAATCGCACCGCCGACGAACTCAAAGCCTACATCACGACGATCGCAAATGCGCATGGGCTCGATGTAAGGAAAATTCTCGGGCACTCCACGCCTGCGTTGCCAGCGCCCGATATCATAGATGTTATCGGAACTGACGTTTCTGATAAGGAAGAAGTTATCGCGCGCGAGGAATGGGAAGACGACAATGCGTGAGGAAGGGGAAGTAGACACCGAGCCTGAACCCGATCTCGGCAAACTGCGTCAAGTCGCAAAAGCGATGCGGACGATCGATGATGCGCAGAAGTTCAACAAACTTGCATTCTACGTTCCATATCCGAAGCAACGTCAATTCCATGACCTTGGCCTGACGAAGCGAGAGCGCTACTTCCGCGCCGGAAATCGTCTCGGTAAAACTTTTTGCGGCGCCTCGGAGACTGCATACCATCTGACGGGACGATACCCGGATGATTGGAAGGGACGGCGCTTCACTCGCCCTGTGAAGTGGTGGGCGGGTTCGGATACCGGAACGACGTGCCGCGACGTTGTGCAGAAATCTCTCTGCGGTCCATACGCCGATCCTTTGCAATACGGAAGTGGCATGATCCCGCGCGAATGCGTCGCTTGGAAATCCGATGTGACCCTCGCACGCGGCGTTACCGATCTGTTCGACACGGTGTTGGTGCAGCACGAAACGAATGGCGTGAAAGATGGCAAGTCCATCCTCACCTTCAAGACCTATGAACAGGGACGCAAGAAGTGGCAAGGCGATGCGATCGACGGCATCTGGTGCGATGAAGAACCGGACATGGACGTTTACTCCGAAGCCCTTACACGTATCGCGCCGACGAAAGCTGGCGACGAGGGCGGGCTCCTGTATCTCACTTCGACGCCGCTACTCGGCCGCACCGCGCTTGTGAAGCGCTTCATGGACGAGCCCTCGCCCGATCGCGCCGAAGTCTTGATGACGATGGAAGACGCGCTGCACATTTCGCCCGAAGCGCGCGAGAAGATCATCGCCGGATATCCCGCGCACGAACGCGCCGCGCGCCGCCTCGGTGTCCCCTTCATGGGATCGGGCCTGATCTTCACCGCGCCGGAAGATAGTCTGAAGGAAGGCGTCTACAATCCCTGGCCGGCGCATTGGTTCTATCTCTGGTCCTTCGACTTCGGCTTCGGCACGGATCACCCTTGGGCGGCGGTGCTCAATGGCTGGGACAAGGACGCCGACTGCGTACATGTCCTCGCGGCGCTGCGGTCAGTGGGGACGCGACCTCTCGACCATGCCGCCATGCTGAAACCATTCGGTGCGGATATCCCGATTGCTTGGCCCCAGGATGGACATGGCGTCGAGAGCACGGGCTTGTCGCTTGCCAATACCTACAAGGCTCACAAGCTTAAGATGCTGGACGAGCACGCAACTTTCCCCGATGGCGGGCTCTCGACCGAGACCGGCATCTTGCAGATGGAGGAGCGCATGACGACCGGGCGCTACAAAGTTGCCAGTCACTTGACAGACTGGTTCGAGGAGTATAGAAATTATCATCGGAAAGATGGTCTTATCGTCAAGAAGGCCGATGATCTCATGTCTGCTTCGCGCATCGGTATCATGATGTTGCGGGCGGCCAAACGGATTGTTCGTCTCGGTTCGTGGCAGACCATAGGCAAGCCGCAAATCAAAGTGGCAGATGGCGTGGACGACTGGAACGTAATCTGATGGCATTCACACCAAGCATAGTTTCGGTTCTCTTGGGCGGCAACATGAACCCGCGGGCTCCGACGCCTGCACCGATCGCCGCGGCTGCGCCTTCGGTCGCGGACCTCGGTGCTGCGATCTATCCGCCGAAGCCGACGATCGAGCCAGCGTTCAAGCCTGCGCCGATGGCGATCCTTTTGAACCAGGGCCGCACCACGCCGATCGCTCAGAGTAGGCCGATCGATAAGGCACCGCAACTGAACGGTGGTCTGGTATGACTTCTTACGAAGACGATATCGTAGACGGCATCCTGCGTGAGTATGCGGCGAGGAAGTTGCGTCGCTATACGACCGAAGGTCACTGGCAAGAAGTCGCTGAACTTGTCGCGCCCTCATTTATAAATACCTTCTTTGAATGGGGAGAGATGGTTCCGGGGATGAAGAAGACCGAGAAGCAGATCGACAGCAAAGCTGCACTCGCTCTCAGTCGCTTCGGCGCGATCATGGATAGTCTTCTCACGCCACGCAATTCGAAGTGGCACGGTCTTGAAGCATCCGATCCAGTTCTCAATAAGAACCGAAATGTGAAACTCTGGTTCGAGGACACGACGCGGCGTCTGTTCAAATACCGTTATGCGCCGACTGCGAACTATTCTTCCCAGAACCAGCAAATCTATCGCAGCCTCGGCGCCTTTGGCACCGGGCCGATGTTCATCGATCGTCTCTATTCGATGGATGGCACGAAGGGTTTCCGCTACAAATGCATGTCGCTGGGGAATGTTTACATCAGCGAGAACCATCAAGGTGTTGTCGATGGTTTCATCCGGCGTCTTAAGTTGACGGCACGGCAGGCGATGCAGCGTGCGGATTGGGCGGCGACGCTTCCACAACAGATTAAGGACGCGGCCGAGAAAGACCCGGAGAAGCGGTGGGTATTCTTGCACTGCGTCAAGCCTCGTACCGATTACAATCCGGAACGTCTCGACGCGAAGGGTAAGTTGTTCGGCTCCTACTATATTTCTCTCGACTTGAAGAAACTTCTCAGTGAAGGCGGCTACAACACATTTCCCATGCCGACGACGCGCTATGAACAAGACCCCGAAGAAGAATACGGCCGCGGCCCAGCGATGCAAGTTTTGCCATCGATTAAGACTAAGAATACGGAGAAGCGTATCATTCTTAAGCAAGGTCATCGTGCGGTAGATCAAGTGCTACTTATGCACGATGACGGCCTCGCGGCTTTCAGTCTGAAGCCGGGATCGATGAACCCTGGCACTGTGAGTTCCGATGGGCGTCCGCTCGTTGTGCCGCTTCCTGGCGGAAACGTGCAGGTTGGCCTAGAGATGATGCAGGAGGAAGACCAGATCATCGATAGCGCCTTCCTTGTGGACCTGTTCAAATTGCTCCTCGACGACCCAAAGATTTTTACAGCCACGCAGGTTACAGAGATGATCGCGCAACGCGGCATCCTGATTTCACCGACCGTGGGGCGGCAGCAATCGGAATACCTTGGTCCGAAGATCGATCGTGAACTCGATCTCGGTTCCGACATGGGCTTGTTCCTGCCCATGCCGCCAGAACTCATTGAAGCGAAGGGTGACTATAGCGTCGTCTATACGTCGCCTCTCGCGCGCGCGGCTCGCGCGGAAGAAGTCGCGGGTTTGCAACGATCTATAGAACGTGCCCTCGCGGTTGTCAATGTGACGCAGAACCCTGCGCCTCTCGATCATTACGACTGGGACGTTATCATTCCCGAAGCCGCGGAAATCGATGGCGTGCCGCAGCGCTGGATGCGCGACAAAGCAATGGTTGAACAAATTCGTACTGCGCGTCAGAAAGTGAAGCAAGCCCAGATGGAAATACAGGCTGCGCCGGGCGCGGCTGCACTTCAGAAGTCGAATGCGATCGCTCAAGGCGCAAAGCAAAAGGCCGCCTAATGAAGATGGGAGCCCTTGTATCGTTCGATATAAAGACCGCTACGTTTCGGCGCTACGAACGCTCGGACGATGGTAAGAGTTTTCGTCTTACGCATCGTTGTGAAGCGATTGCTGGTGCGGCTTCTGTGACCGAGTTCGAACTGAGTTGGTTTCGGCGTAATCCGAACCCGGAGTTCGTTGTGCCGGCAAAGACCTTTCCGCTGAGTGGAGGAGACGCCGCATGACCCTTTTCCAACGAACGATGGCGTTCCTTACGAGGCGGCGTCGATCCTACGAACTGAGTTGCACCGCGCCTACATCGACAGAGATGATGAAGGACTTGGCGAAGTTTTGTCGGGCGAACGAAAGTTGCTATCACCCGGAAGAATTTATGCGTGGCGTATTGACAGGGCGCCGCGAAGTGTGGTTGAGGATACAAGCACATTTGCAACTGTCTGACCGCGAGCTATGGCGGCTCTACAATCCGTCCATGCTCGCACTAGATGAAGGAGACGACAATGGCGGAAGCTATTCAAATAGAGAAGCCGTGGACGGAGACGTTTGGCCTAACGGGTGAAACCCTGGGCTATGTTCAGAACCGTGGCCTCGACAAGAAGACACCGCAGGAAGCGATGGTTGCCACGATCGAGGCGCATCGTAACGCGGAGCAAAAACTCGGCTATCCTTCCGATCTCGTGGTGCGATTGCCGAAGGACGTGAACGATACGGCGACGCGCGATGCGCTCTACACGAAGCTCGGCCGGCCCACCGATGCGAAGGGCTACGACTTCAAGACCGCAGGCATCGACGAGGAGTTCGGCAATTTCTTCGGCGCCAAGGCATTCGAACTCGGTATGCCGAAAGCCCAGGCCGAAGCGCTGGCGAAGGAAATCAAGACCTTCACCGACAAACTTGACACCGACGAGACCGCGGCGAATGCGGCGCGCTTCGAAGTCGAGAAGCAGGCGATGCTTCAAAGTTGGGGCGGGAATGCTCAGGTCAATCTTATCATCGCCCAGAAGGCGTATGAAAGTCTTGGCTTCTCGAAAGAGATGATCGCGGAAATGGAAAAGCATATCGGCACGAAGGCGGTGATGGAGCAATTCCTCAAGATCGGACAGAAAATCGGTGAAGATATCTTCACGCAGAGCGGTGGCGCTGGCAATAGTCGGCCTGTTGTTTCGCGTGAAGGCGCTCTCGAACGCATTCGCTTGCTGAAGGCCGATCCGGTTTACAGCAAGGCGTATCTCAACGGCGACGCCGCGAAGATACAGGAGATGCGTGATCTCCACACTCTTGCCTACGGACAAGCGGCGGCGTAACATGCCTAGCACTTCGCAGTCACAACATGCGTTCTTTGCCATGTCTAAAACGCCAAAGGGTAGGGCTACTCTGAGGGCGTCAGGCAAGAAGCCGGCCCCGGTGTCTGTGGCTGCGGAGTTCCTTAAGGCGGATACTGGTAAGAAGATCGGATCGCTTCCAAAGCATGTGAAGAAGGTTTAAAACTATGACCCTTCCTGATCTCTTGAAGGCTCACCAAGACGCCATAGCGCGGCTAGGGTCGATCCAGAAACAGACTAGTGATCCTACGACAATTCAGGCGGCGAAAGACGCCGTGACGAAGGCAGGTCAAGCCTATATGGATGCGGCGCAGGAGGAAGCCAAGAAGAAGAAACCCTCAACATCACCCGCGGCGACGCTTTTGGGTGGAGCAAGGTAAGTGTCATGGCAAAGCATTGGATACAAAAAGCAATCAAGCATCCTGGCGCCGAAAAGAAAGCTGCGGCGGCTGCGGGCGAGAGTACGCATCAGTACATGGAGCAGCACAAGAATTCCTCAGGGAAAGCTGGCGCTCGCGCTCGCCTTGGCCTACGGTTATCCGCCATGTCAAAGCGCAAGAAATAAAATTTCAAAATAGCGCTTGACATGGCAATATTCGATCTTTAATATCCATCATCCGCGGCCTCCTCCCCGCGGCGGCACCCCCGGGCCGGGGCAGGACGCAGCGCCTTCGGGCGGCAGCGACCGGCCCGAACCGCGGGACTGGAACCCCGTAAGGGCCAGCACACACTCTGGGAAGACAGAGACACGGCCCCCTCTTGGACACGGCCAATAGAGTTTTGGAAGTGAACAAGGAAAGGTGAATGCCATGTCTGCCAATGCAATCCAACTGGCTGTCAGCCAGTTCTCCACGAACGTCGAACTGCTTCTTCAGCAAATGGGTTCCAAGCTTCGTGGTCTTGTGACCACGGGCACGCATGTCGGCAAGCAAGCTTCGCCAGTCGATCAAGTCGGCGCGGTTGAAGTCCAGACGCCGGCCGGCCGCTTCGCGCCTCTCAGTCGTGTTGACGCGGCTGTCGCTCGGCGTTGGGTATTTCCAATCGACAAGGATTTGCCGCAGTTGTTCGATAACTTCGACAAGTTGCGTCTGATCTCCGATCCGAAGTCTGTCTATGGCACCAACGCTGCGAATGCGTTCGGCCGTGCTTGGGATAGCGAAATTGTCGCCCAGGCGCTTGCTACGTCTTTTATCGGTGAGACTGGCACTGGCACGGAGAGTTTCGATACGACGAACTATTCGATTGCGGCGGATTTCGGTGCCGCGGCTGCTACCGGGTTGACGGTAAAGAAGCTCATTAAGGTGCAGGAAATCTTCCTGGGCGCCAATGTTGATCTCGATAATGACCCGGCGACGGTGCTCATTTCGCCGCAGCAACACTCTGATCTGTTGAACCAAGCGCAGGTCACTTCTTCAGACTTCAATAAGAACGGTGGCGTTCTGACGGAAGGGCGCGTTACTCGCTTCATGGGCTTCAACATTATCGTCTCGAACCGACTGACCAAGGTGTCGAACGATCGTTACAATATCGCGTTCGTGAAGTCTGGTCTCTATCTCGGCATGTGGGCCGATCTCGAGAATATCGTGTCTCAGCGCAACGACTTGTCGAGCCATCCGTGGCAGCTTTACAGCAAGGCTACGTTCGGCGCAACCCGGTTGCAGCAAGGCAAGATCATCCGCGTTCTCGCGACCGAAGTGTAATAGGCTGACTATTGCGTACCCAAGGTACGCAATAGGTCGTCTTCAACCAGGAAATTAGGAGTATACCATGACAACTGAAGCCCTCAAGTCTGCCTCTGTCACCAATAAGGACGCTTCTCCTCCGGTCGCCAACACGGCGGGTCAGGGCGCACCAGCCGCTTTGTTTATGGTGGATGACTATATCACCCCGACCAGTGGCGTGACTGTTGGCTCGACGTATCGAATGGCGCGTGTGCCTTCGACCGCAAAGATCAAGGCGATCACGGGTTCGGGCGCCGCCATGACGCAAGGTCCATTTGACGTTGGCGTGTATTACAGTACGAACCATCTCACGGGTGCCGGCGCAGTTATCGATGCCGATCGCTTCGCCTCGGCGTGGTCTCTGGCTTCACTGGTACAGCCGACGAACATCACGGAGGAAAGTGGTGTATGGACGGAAGATATGTACGCTATGCCTCTTTGGCAGGCGGCTGGACTGTCGGCCGATCCCGGTGGCGAGTTGGATATCGTGCTGACCAGCACGAATACGATCACGACCGGCGCCAAGGTTCGTATCGCAGTCACGTTCACCAACTAAGAACGCGGCCAGCTTTTCGGAGTGACCTATGGCAACGAAAGCGATTGCTGTCTCGATGACCCAACTCACTCCTGGTGCGAACCGGAGTGCGGATGCCCAAGCGACTGTCGGTGCTATGTCGGTAACAGCGACGGAAGCCGCTGTAGCTGTTCTAGAAGCCGATGGAGCCAGTCCGACCCAGGCTCATGTAACATCGCTTCGCAGTGCTTGGAATACCTTGTCGGCGGCGGTAACGGCTTCTAAAGCTGCGGTTCCTGCGGTCGATGTTCAGGTAATCTTTAGCACGAGTTTGTCACGAAATCAGTTGCGTGTTGCCCTCGACGCAGCGTATAAGGCGATCGTCACTGGGTCTTCCGACCTTTCATCTTAACAGGAGTTTCCGATGGCGGCACGGTATTACGGAGTTGATCGAGGCGACGTTCTC